CAATGGTGAGGGTAAAACTTCACAATCAGCATTTTTAATGATGTTGCAATATCCAACAGGTATTAGATGGGGTGAATCTGCAGCTTTGACACCTAAAGACTTTGATTGGAATAATTTTACTTTGCGAATTAATAAGAGCAGAGATTATAGAACAAGAAAAGTTGGTAAAACAAAAGCAGGTAAACTTCGTCAAGAAGATGCTATGCAAGGTGAAAGAATTGTACCTTTACCAAAACAATTAAAGAAATATTATGATCGTTACATCAAAGATCGTAATATTAAATCAGGATATTTATTTGATGTATCTTATGAAAGAACATTAGCGGTTTTACGAAGCAAATGTGAAATTGCAAAAATACCTGAAGAAATCGTTGATACGAAGATGTTTAGACGATTTATTGTATCTCAATGGCAGAAACAAGGAGTTGATCCTAAAACTATCGCACTTCGTATTGGTCATAACGATACTTTAACGCAAAATGGCTATGGTACTTTTTCTGATCCTAAAGCAAAGGCAGATATGGGTAATTTAGCAGCTACAATTTATTAATAAAGTAGGGAGGTCTAATCATACAGACCTCCTGCTTAAACCTCATTCTCGCTTAATTTTAAGACACTTTCTTAGAAACATTTATGCAAATTATGGAGTTTTCGTAAATATCTAATTAAAGTTGATGCTTGTACAGTTCTTTCATTCTCCATAGATGGATAAAGTTTTTTCACTCTAAAAGTTTTCATATCTTTATAAAAAATTAGCATTGCAGGAATTTTGCTTTGCCTAGCCAACTTCATTGTTGCCGTACAATTTTTGTATGTTTGACCTTTGTCGTATGCGTGTTCGATCAGTAATAATGGCTGATAACATTTACTGCATACTTCAACCAGGTCTATATCAACAGCAGCTAAATTATCAATTGTTCTATGCCATTCGTTAAATGGATTTCCCTTTTCAAAATAACTATATCTTGGACTCACTAATACTCGTTGGTGGTATTAAATTTAATTTCTTTTTTAATTCGTAATTCTCAATACGAAGTTCACTATTCTTATCGTATGCTTTTTCTAATTGTTTGCTGACAAATTTTAGATTAGTTTTTAATTCTTTTATTTGTTCTTCAGGATCTTGTTTAGGCATCTTTATCTAGTAACCAAACCCTAAATCCACTTAAATTGTTGTTTTCATCTTTTATTCTGCGTGAAATAACTTTGCCATTTATTTTTTTAGCTCTTTTCTGTAATATTTTTATAAAACTATCTACATTCTGTGGAAGCCACCTAACAGCATCGTGTTTATAAATAAATTTATCTTTTGGAAAAAATACACTATCTCCAAAACTCATTTCTCTTACAACTTTCGTATTATTACTCTCTCGTTTTGGTGACACAGGAATATTCTTTTCTATTTTAAGCATTTATCACAGTTATTTTTTTTGACTTCCTAATAAAAGATTCACCTTGATCAGTAAGATTCAAACTTCTTTTTTTATATTTGTCTTTGTAGATATAACCTCGTTCAATTAATCCATTACAACATTGTGCAACACTCGTATAAGAAGTTATTTCTAATCCATCTTGGATTTCTTTTAGCGATGGAGAGTAATCGTTTTCTTCCCAAAAATTATGTACGAATTTTAATACCTGGCTTTGTCTTGGAGTCATGCTTTAACCTTTTTCTTTTTGTATTCAATTAGCTGTACAACTTTTTTAGAAATTTGTTTTGGAATACGAATTATTGGTAAAGGAAATTGATCCCATCCATATTTTTTACGCAATATTTTTTCAATTAAATCTGTGTTCATAATTGACTCCAATGATTTTGTTTTCTTTTAAATTGACCATAATTTTTTCGATGTTTAGTAAAACATGGTGAATGTTTGCCAAAACCATCGCTTGTTGATCCAGCCATTGTTTTTCTTGTAATACCTATATTTTTTTTTAATGCCTTATTTACATTTTTTGGATTTGACGTTGATGACATTACAGATCCCCATTCTTTTTCATTTGTAGTGCGTTGGTCATAGATAGATATGCAGCTCCATCTATGTAATTATCTCGGCTATACGAATCAGGATTAGAAGCTCTTGCAATCTTAACACCTGCCATACACAAAGTTACCTGGTCAGCTCGTATTGGAGTTTTTAAAATAACACTCCATATCTTCGCAATATCATCGTGGTTTTTATCAAACTCTCCGTAGATATTTTTTCTTTCACCACTAACCAGGAGATCAGCTTGTTCAAGAACTTCTGTAACTTGATTATATAAATCCATTATAAATCTTGTTCTCGCTTATCTAACATTTGTAAGCCAATATATTTGTTACCACTTTGACTTTCATTTTTATAACCTTGTAATTTTATTGTTTCTCCTTGTTTAACATCACGAGAAACTCTTATAGATCCGTAATAATGATGCTTTGCATCAGCATCTTTATTTGGCATTATATTTCCTTTACCTTCTTTTAGTTCAAATTTTTCACTCATATATCCCATCCATCGTCTTTAGGTTTATTGCGATTAATTTTTTCTTCGTGATTTTTGTAAACTCCTTGTAGCTGCTCGTTGCTATCTATTTCATTTTTAAACTTTGTATAAATAGATCGAAGTTGTCCAAGATGTTTAGATCCATCAATTGCATTACTTATCATTGTAAAATCACTTAAAGATACTTCAGAGGATAGATCATCTTCTTTTATAGGAGGAATATGATTTTTATTCTCCTCCGAAGTATCACTCGCATCGTTATTTTTAGGACTGTTAATGACAGTCTTTTCTAACTCGTCAACGGCTAATCCATTACGAGTTGCGATTTGCATCTCATCAGCAGATGCAAATTCTCCTCCATCTAATCCTGCTCTAGCCAAACAAATACCAAGAGAGCTTGTCATTGCATTTTCTGTTGCACTTGTTCTGTTAACAGGTGATGAATTCCTTATTTCTTCAGCAATACCAACAGCAATCATATTTTTTTTAATCCATAATTCCGTTGTTGCTACTACTGATCCTGCAAAAATCATTTTATCATTATGAAAAATGGGATCACGAAACTCTACTCGTGATATATAACTTGCGTCAGTTCCAAAATATTTTCTGAAAATATGATTTCTTGTATTAACTGTTGCATACCATTTTTTGTGAATTGGTACTTTGAATTCTTTTGTATTAGGAATGTTTCTTAATTCATCAATAGCTTCTTTTAATTTAATATTATCGGCAGTTTCAGTAGCCATATAACTCCTTTGCTTCTTTTAAAAACTCATCACCTATGTTCCAAGTATAATGACTAAAATCTGGTTGAATTACTTTTTGTGGCTCATCTAACTTTGCCACTTCTTGTTTCTTCATGCAATTAACAACTAATTCGTTGAGTGCAGCTTTATGATCTTTTTCTCGTATATCAAAAACTTTAAACTCTTTTGCTGTTGCCTGGACTATAAATGTTGGAATTTTCGTTGCATGGTAATACATGGCTGATTGTTGCAAATGTGTATCTTCTGGCTCATCTTTTAATTTAGGAAAAGAAAAACTGTTTGTGCCATCTTTTTTCTTTGCACCTCGTCTGCTCCATTTTGTTTTTAATTCAACAAGAGCTGTTGGAGTTTGAATGTCTGTTCTTCCAATAATCGGAATGACTAGTCTATCATCTTCATAACTAACATAATATTCAAATACAACTTTAGCTCTTTTATCTTTCCATTTGATACCAACATCTTTTAATCCTAAAAATATTTGTTCTATTGTTGCATTAATAAATTCTTTATCGTTCTTCCATTGCATTTCATCTTTTTCATCGTTCCATTCTTTGTAACCATCATAATGAAATATTGGTCTTACTTTTCCTGATATATCGGCAGCCACACTATCTCCTGCAAGAACTCCACAACGCATTTTAGAACTACCCTTCATCTTTCTTCTTTTCTCCTGGTTGCAATGAAGGTATTTGTAAATCCATACATCGAGAGGAGTAGTAGCTTGTGTTGGAGAAAAGTGATCTAAACCACGATCAATAAAGTAATTTGGTATTATTTTTGCATTACTTGGGATATTGATTACATTGGAATTACTACTCATAATGAGTAGAAGTATCCTATATATTCTTATAAAAAAAGCATTAATCTACATGGTAAGTAGAAATATCAGTAGTTTGTATGTAGTTTCTTGTGAAAAAAGTGAATAAAACTTGTTAGTAAATTATGTCTATTTTATTTGAATTGGTAATTCATTCAAATCATACGAACAAATAAATCTTGCATATTGTTTTAGTTTTAATGTTTTTGGCTCATATAATTTATCCTCAATTGTATCAATAGACATATAATATACATATAAAAATATATAAACCTTTAAAATGACTCTTATCTACAACAGGTGTAGATATATGCGTATGGATTATCTTCATGCAACGAAGGAATTGGCTAAAAACTGTTATTTTGTTGTCTGGAAAGATCCAACAGAAGGTGATGGCATTTGGAAAGAGGAATGGGATGGCAAATCATCTACTAACATAAATGTTGGTTGGATGGATGAAAATCCAAACGATAAAGGCGATTATGTTCTTTATTGCAGTAAAGATTTTAACCCAGAAATAAAAGAAAAAGGAACAGAGATATATATTCCGAAGGGTTGCGTCATTGCTCGTTTTCAATGTGTTGTTGCAGATCAAGGAGAATATTTTGAAACAATCACAACAATTAGATAAAGATAATAAAGAACTAGCAAAGCAATAT